TTCCTGTTCTCCCAATTCGTCCCGCAGTTTCTGAAAGGCTCTGTCAAGAGCCTTCTGTATGGGAACCAATTCGTTTCCCAGCCTCACCCGGCCCAGATCGTCCTGGGGAGGGATCACCAGCCTGTTGCGGTTCAGCAGGGAACAGACAAGGCTCCCATCCGGCATGCGGAACCAGTTCACATTGTGGGTATCGTATTTTTGCCCTTTTGCCCAAAGATCCACTATTTCAATATTCCGTATCCAGCTTTCCGGGCAGTCTGCAGCTTTGGCGGCCTTTTCCGGCAATTCAAAAAGAAGGCCCTGTATGTCCTGTTTCCGGCTGTCGGGAATTATGTTCAGATCGATTCCCAAAAGGGAAGGGGCCGTACATAAGGACCGTTTCCCCGTGATCCCCACGCAGTCAATGAGATTAAGTTTTTCTTTCCCAGGATACAACCGCAGCCCGCGCCCCACCATCTGAGCATACAGACTGTCCGATTGAGTAGGTCTGGCAATAATGACCGTCTCCACCCGGGGAATATCCGTCCCCTCGGTACATACCATGCAGTTTACGATGCAGGGTATTTTCCCCGCTGTAAAGGCTTCCAGAAGGGCTTTGCGTTTTTCCGGCTTTGTTTGGCCCGTGACCGTTACGGCCCCCGGTATTCTTTCCGCAATAGCCTCCGCCTGCCGGACAGATACGGCAAATATGAGCGCAGCCCCTTCTGCAAGTTCCCGGTATGCCTGAGCTATTGCGTCCTCCGTTCCCTCCATAGCCTCTTCCAATTCCCCGGGGGCATAGTCTCCGCCGCGAGTCGAAACTCCCCGCAGATCAAAGCCTATATCCACCCGCCGGCAGTAAATATCGGACAAATATCCGTTTTCGATCCCCCAGCGTAAATCTCTTTGGAATATGATGTCCTGAAATACATCGTCCAGCCGGATCCCATCCGTTCGGTTCGGCGTGGCGGTGAAGCCTAAATTTCGCCTGGGAGTGAAATACCCGAATATTTTTCTGTAGCCCGGCGCGGCCGTATGGTGGGCCTCGTCCCAAATAATCGTGTCGAAATCATCCGGGTGAAACCTTTCAAGCCTGTGTGAAAGCGTTTGGACGGAAGCGCTTATCACTTCTTCTCCGTGGCTGCATTCTTCTCCAAGTTCCACGCCAAAAGAACAGGAAAAATATTTTCTAGGCTGATGTACCAATTCCCTCCGGTGTGATAGAATAAGGGTACGCCCTTTCCGGGGGATATTGGCAAAAGTAACCGTCTTTCCAAGCCCTGTGGCCATCTGGCACAGCCAATTCCCCGGGCCTGCCTGTTCTATGGCGTCTATGCATTCCTCCTGATATGTTCTAAGCTTCATTTCTATCTCCTTTTTGTCGGAACTGTCGCACCTTGTCGGAACCATAGTCCGACAGAAAAAACATAGTATCCATGCGGGTTTCGAGCCGTATGTCGGAGTGTCGGACCTTTTTGCACATTTTCCCTATAAGGAAAGCGCATGGAAATAATTACCATTTTTGGGAGTCTGTTTATATACTTCCTATATATAGTGACACTGTTTTAGGTCCGACAAGTCCGACACCCTAAAAAATCCACTATCCATGCGGCTTTCAAGCGTCGGACATGCGTCGGAGGGTTCCGACGTTTTTTGCTTTCAGAATTCCAGATCTTCTTCCACCAAGGCAGAAGATTCTCCGAGTTCCTCCATCCGCATGCATACGCAGTTGGTAAGGACTCCATGGATCCGTTTGCGTTTCGTAGCGCCTTTTCCACTGCTTTCTGTCTCCAGGAGCCCCCGCTGTTTCAGCCAGCTCAGCAGCGCGGCGGGGGAAAATCCTCCCTCTTCCGCAGCGCGGCGGAATACGCTGGATATGATATATGCAGTGTCGTTTTGCAAAAGGCCGTATACGTCCCCCTGCTCGGTGTGGGAGCGCATTTTGTTGGCATTCTGGGTCACCCAGTCGCACATATACCGATAGCCGCGCTCTCCGCTGGATACAGCTGCTTTTGAGGCTAAAAACTGGACGATCTCTTCCACAGTCAAGGCCGTTCCATCCTGAAACAGCCATTCCGTGGCAAGGGTATCCGCTGTAAGGACGACAGCCGCCGCCATAGCCTGCTTTTCCGTGGTGTCGTTATCCGACAAGGCATGAAAAAACTTCTTATACAGAGCGGCGCAGCGCTCCGTATTGCCTCCCTCATACAGCCTGCCAACGAATTCCCGGCCTGCAAAGCCATAGTTTTTTTTCACGACAGAGCTGACCGCATGGCCGTCTTCAACGATCCTTTCCGCGGCCCGGCATTCGATTTCGATCACTCTGTTTATAGCTCCCGCGCCGCTTCCTGTGCCTGTGATGGGCGTTTCGCCGGTGGTAAGGATGCAGTTGGCCCAGACAGGCGTCTGCTCCACACCTCCGGAACGGGTGCCTCTGGTGCGCCCTACACCTTCCGCCAGGGCGTATACGTCAAAGGCCAGCTTTCCCCGGGAGTCCTTGGCCAGCTGGAGCTCGTCCACACAAAGAGGGAGATGGTTCAGAAAAGCCGCCAGCTTTTCCCGGCCCACTACGGTGCTGTTAAAGGTCTGGATATACCGCCCCAGCTCCGGAGAGCCCCATACGGAGGCTGCCAGCATAAGGGCCACGGTTTTACCGGTTCCGCTTTCCCCGCCCCATAGATGGACGAAAAAGGGGAGGGCCCCGCAGGGCTGCACCAGCGCCGATGCAAAGGAAGCGGCCAAAACCACCCGGGCCATAACGCTGCCTCTCCGGACGGCTCCCGCCGTTTCAAACCACGCTTTCCGGCTCCCATGGCTTTTTACGGCGCTGAAAATATGTTGGAAATTGGCGTCGCCGTCGAAGATCAGGCCCTCCACATAGGGAGAGAAGCCTTCTTCGGGGATATAGCCTAACCGGGAGACGCTTTTCCGCTCGGGGATCAGGTCGTAATTGAGATTTTCCAGATCGGATATGTACCGCACCAGGGCCCTTGAATTTTCGCTGGTCACGGCGATCCCCTGGTCGGAAAGCTGCAAAATCTTCTGGTTGCTGGCCAGGACGCTTTTATCCGCGATAATATGCCGCCAGCGTTTATCCCCCTTGCAGAAAGCCAGTTTCAGCTTTTCGGCGCCGGTGTCGATATTCACCAAACGTTCCACCGGCAATAGCGGATGAGGGCATGCGATATCCTCCGCGCCATAGTTGTTGCGCCTGGTTATGCCGAAATCGTCGCACCGCCATTCGCCGGAATCCAGCTCCAGAGGCTGGCCGGAAAAATCCGTTACGTTGTCTGTATAGAGCGCCTTTGCGGCGTTTTGTTTGCTTTCTTCATAGAGCTTCAGCCTGCGCTGAAAGCCTTTGAGCCCTATGCCGGAGGCATATTCCGCCATCCGCTTGGCGGTCACCTCTCTTTCAAAAGGGTTTGCAATGGCCAAAACAGCCTCATAGGGAGCCGGTGTATCGAAATCCTCCCGCGTATAGCTTCCCATGCTTTCCATGCTTCTCACGCATTCCATGCCTATCGGCTCACCTTCCTTCCAAACCGTTCAGACAGCTAAGACAGTTCAGACAGCATTCGTCCAAATATTCCAATTCTCCCAAGCCGGCGGCGTATTCTCCCCATCGGGGATCGTCCCGGGGAGTGCCCGGGGGAGGGGCCTTTTTCAGCCACAGCTCCCGACGGCGTTCTATGCGGGCAAGCAGCTCTTTTTCCTCCCGGTCTGCACGGAGCCTTTTCCGGAGCCTTTCGTGGCGCTCCCTCTGCAGCCGCAGGCGGGAGGGCCTCTCTCCGCGGCGTTCCCGGCTTCCCGAAAAGAGCCCCAGCCCAAAATCCGCATCCAGCTTTTTCGCGGCCTCCAGGGGCGAAAGATGGAACAGCCTTGCGGCAAAATCGATCACGGAGCCGCCTTCCCCGCACACGAAGCACCACCAGCCCCGCCCGCCGCCGTAGAGCTGCAGGCTGGGGGAATGGTCCGCGTGGAACGGGCACAGGATCCGCCGGCGCCTATCCAGCTCGAAGCCGTACCGCCGGACCGCTTCCTCCATGGAAAGGCGGTTGCGAAGCTCTGCAAAACTATCCATGGCTTAGAAGGGAAGGTCGGAATCGGAAAGCTCTTCAAACCCATTGCCTGGGGACGGCTGGGAAGGTTTCCTATTGGCCGGCAGCGGTTTGGACTTTGGGGTGTCGAATTCTCCGGATCGGATATATTCTGTAGTTGTAAATCTATACGGCTGTGTTTTCCACCCGGTGCGCCCATCAAATTCCCATTCTTCCGAACGGAACATAACGCCCACAAGCTTACCTTTCAGCCCATTTTCATTCCAATCCCACACATATCCCGGATTGCTGGCTTCTATGGCGTCGGTAATACTTTTGAAAATTCCCTGAGATCGCCGGTCCTGGTCGCTGGTCCCATTTGTAGGGCAATAGGGGCGGAGAACACCTTTCCATTTTTGTTGACCGAATAGGGCCTGTGATCTGTAATCCCGGGTGTAGAAACCTTTATATGGTCCCTCTTCGATTTCAATACTGATTTCCAACTTATGGAACGACCTACCGTCCTGGCTTTTATATTCGACCTCTTTGGCCCCCATAATTCTACAAATATACCCGCCGGCGGGAAGTTCTTCCCGTTCTCCTGTAGCGGCCTGTACTTTGTCCCAATTATTCACTTTTTCCATTCTGTATGTCCTCCAGTCCATAATATTCCCGTATGGCTGTATCTACAGCTTTCAGGTCATTGTCTATATAAGGGGAATTAAACATTCCTATAGGGCTTTTGACCGTATCCATACCGCTGTTTTGTGTACAAAACTGATACACGCCATCCTGAACGCGGGTTTTCAAAACAATAGTGAAAAGCCCCTCTATGGTAATTTTTTCATCCAATAGCTTTCCAATCGTTTTGCATTTTTCTTTTCCTTGATCATCCGTGCTGATATGGGAAAGAAAATATACAATACGGTCTGCGGGCAGGTTTCGCGCCAGAGAAAGTAGATCAAAATAATTCTTCCCGATCTCTGTATATTTCTGATAGCCCGTCTCGTACGCCCGGCGCATATATTCATCCGCCATGAGATACTGGGCGTCGTCGATTATAAGGGTTTTCGCGCCTTTTTCCGAACACCTGGCGAGAACAGCGGATATTTTCTGATAATTGTCGCTGTCAAAGGTTTTAAGCTTATTCCGAAAGGGGAGAGGCTTCCCAGCTACGTTGATAATTCCGGCTTCCCCTGGCTGAAAATTGCGTAGGGAAGCACTCTTTCCTGTCCCGGATTCTCCCAGGATCATCACCAAAACTCCCATTATGCACCCCTCCCATGCTCCAGTGTCTGCCGGATGATCTCCAGGACGATATCGCATTCCGCGTAGGACATTTGGATATTGGAGCCGGAAAGGATACTCAGCATTCTTTGGGCTGTTTTAGCTATTTCCGCCATCCGGCAGGGAGGAATGTAATACCCGTTCTTTCCGGCTGCTGCTATGGCCTCTTCCTGAACGGTAGGCAGCTTCATTTTGATTCCTTCTTTCCTGTAATTTCCCCTGTAAATTCCAGAGGACAGTCTTCTCCTATTGTTTCCAAATCGGTTAACGCTTCGTAAGTGAGTACGCAAATCATCCGGATGTGCTTACGAACAGACCGGTATTTCCAATAGGGGCAATATTGGCAGCAAACTTTCCCATTTGGGAAATATACCTTCTGCACATAAGCGCCCGCTATGTAAAAATCCACCCTATCCACAGGCGCCTCCCCATCGGAGAAGGAGCTCCGCCACATCCTCCGCATGGCTTTCCACCCAATCCGTAAGGCAATCTCTGCACAGATGCCGGCCCCCTGCTTCTGCCAGGGCGTCCGCAGTATGGCCGCATTCATCGCACACGGGCAGGGGCGGCTCCTGCCGGTCATACTGTTCCTGAGCGCGCATATATCCATAATCAGGCATTTTCATCCCTCCAGACCTCGATTTTCACGCGGGCGTATCCGCTGCGCCGGAGCATATTCCCGATCATGGCCCCAACGGGCGCTCCATATATTGTAGCGCTGCCGTCTTCATCCATCTGAAAATACCCGGAGAGCACTGCACTCTTGACATTTCCCCCGGATGGGGATACACTTAAATTGATCTTTTGTTCTGTGCCGCTTCCAGGCGTTCCAGCGCCGGGGGCGGCTTTTTCTGTGATTTGGTACATGGCTAGACCTCCTTTGGTTTGTATGGCCCTATTACCAGATGACACCCCGCTCCCATATTTCCTGCCATCATTTCTGTTTGGAACACCTCTTCCGAATAATAATCTGCGCAGTTCAGGATATCCGGGTCGTCATCGTTAGGAAAATACGATTTAAAAATCCGCGCTGCCGCCCGAATGTTTGGGGCCACTACTTCTACCCATCCCCCCTGGAACGGGAAATCTTCATCTGTGCCGAATGTGAAATAGTATGTTTTCACGCCGCTTTCCTCCTGTCTTCCTTGATTTTCTGGATTGCCCTTCGCTCGCTCTCCCGGGCCCTCTTCCGCTGCCGGTGCTCGTCCACTGCGGTTATGCTCACCGCTATGGCAAGCAATCCGACCAGGAACAGCAGGCTGCCTAAGAATTCGATGATCATGGGGTATCCTCCTTTCTACATCCATCCCATAAACCTGCAGAATGGGATCCGGGGGATTTTTACCCGGTTGCGGATCACCGTCACCGGATAGCCTAATTCATGCGGTGCTTCCCGTGCAGTATATCGTACCCATTGCGGGTCTCCCCCCACTACTTTGCATATCTCCGCTGAAGTTAGATACTCCTTGTCCATATCCAGTATGTAGTCTCTTGGGAATAATTGTTTCATTCCTCCCGCCTCCTTTCTTATCTGGCTTTCTTCTGCTTTTGGCTATGACTAATAGATTTTTTACTTTTCAACTTATCCACAAAATTCAACATATTGTGTTATACCCCCCCTTATGATTGACGATAATTACTATATGATGTATAATCTATAGCAAATACATAAGGGAGGAGGGAGTGTATGGCTACAGGTAACAGGCGTACTAGCGCTGCGGCTGCATCTGCTGCTTCTAAGGTTCTTCGTGACGGTCGAACTGGTAAGGCAAGCAAAACAGCTGCGGGAAGTGCTCTGTCTCAAAGAGCAAAACCTAAAAGTAAATAAGCTTTAACCAACTGAGCAGGATATTAAGCGGTATCCTGCTCAACCTTTTTTCGTTGGGAAGAGATACTCCAAGGTGCATTCCGGGAAAAAGGTATCCCGCAGGATAAAAGCTTCATCCAAAGTAAGAGGGTATTTCCGTGCGAGTTTTTTCCCCAAGGTTGCCCGGGTTATCTCCAACGCGGCGGCAAGATCTATAATCCTGAGATTCTTCCTCGCCATTTCACCGCGAAGGTTTTCGTATTCAATATGTGGTGCAGGCAACTTCTCACCCCGCTTTTTGATGCAAAAACTTTTCGACAAAATATTCCTGTCCTTTTCCGGTCAGCTTGGGTGTCCTCGTTATCCGGTTGCAGCCGTTCCCGTCGATATGTACGGATTCTTTGATTTCAAACAGCCCCATTTCCATACTTCGCTGTGTAGGCAAATTCCAATCCGTGCCTTTCCGCTTTATCAGGTATCCGTTTTCCCGCATCCAGACAAAGAGACGTTTTGCGCCCATCAGAACGCCGTTTTGCCGGAGTATCTTTGCGAAGTCTCCGATCAGGATGGATGTATCGGCTGTGGTAATGGCTCTTCCCAATAAAGCATGAGGCCTCATTTCTTCAATTTGCGTTGCCTGCGCTTCGATGGTTTTCTGAGCCTCCAGCACCGCCAGAGCCAAGAGCTCTTTTCCCTGCGGAATCTGATAGCCTCCCGTTTTTCGGATGGAGGGGATAACCTCATCAAAAATCCAGCTTTCAAACCGTTCCGCACCCGGGAGCTCGCTCTTGGCCGCCAGCCGGTAGATGTCACCCTCGGGGATGAACTTCACAGCTTGCTCACCGCCGTTGGTAGGGAGTCGGCAAATCACCGACCCCTTGCAATGAGCGGTGATTGCGTCAGCGGGACGCTTATACCCCAGTGCCGATGCAACATCCTTACCGCAGAACAGTACTTTGCCGTTTTCCTCAATGGTTCTGATTTCTCCGAATTCAGGGTTCTGAAAAATTTGCAGTTCGTTCATGCTATCATCCTTTCTTTGAGTTATCCCGCTTCTTTCTGAGCCGGTTCCCGGTTGAGAGACTTCAGAATCCTGACTGCCTGTATTGCTCCCGAGATATAAGCGAGCTCCTGTTTATCAAGCTCCTTGAGCTCATCTGCCAGTTTCTGCATATCTTCCACCTTTTCAGGATCCACGCCGTAGGCGATACAGGGTCCTTTCTTTTTTCTCGCCATGTTTTCACCCCTTTCATTCCCTTTTCCAGTTCTTTAGGATATAATTTCAATCCACCCACTCCGTGTGGAGTGGGACCTCCTGTCTATTGATTACATGATTATTATATATCATTCAATCATAATTGTCAATCTATATTTATTGATTTTTTCAATATTTTATCTTGATTTTTTTAATGTTTTAGGGTATACTTTAAATAACGAAAGGAGGAATGAGACAGTTGAGTATTGGTCAGAGAATCAAAGAAATTAGAAAGCACGAAAACATTACACAGCAGGCATTAGCCGATCAATTAGGACTGAAACAAAATACAATCGCTACCTATGAAATGGGAAAAATAACTCCCAGTGACCGCACAATAGCGGATATCTGCCGGGAATTCAATGTTTCAGAAAACTGGCTGCGAACCGGAGAAGGGGAGATGTTCCTTGATCTGGGAGAAGACGAAGAATTGGTGCAGGTGTTGGCGGCCATCCAGGTTTCTGATGATGATATGGTAAAAGACTTGCTCATATCCTACTGGCATCTGGACGAAAAAGAAAAAGCCGCCATCAGAAAACTGATAGACGGCATGATTGAGCGTAAAAAAGAAAAAGCCGGACAATAATGTCCGGCCATTCGTTTAATTTCTTTTCATTGCTTTTTCCAGCGCTATAGCATAGGCAAGGAGCTTTTTTAAATATTCTTCACTGTTTCTTTTTAGTAAAGACATTATTTCCTCTTTCATGGATTCCTTTTTTATGTACATAAAAGCCCCTCCCTAATGTTAATTAGTAAAAAATGTTGTATTTGCATTATAGTACGTTTGTTCTACGATTGCAAGTCCTATATTTATTTTTTAAATTATTTTAAAAATCCGCTAATTGATATCTACTAATAATAATTATAATGACACTTCGATGGAGTTTCAACTGTTTGTGATTATTGGTCACAGGAAAAACATGGGTAAAATTTCGTGATATTATATTATGATTTTTATAATCCCTTTTACTGTTTAGTTAAATTGGAGTGTATTTTTCTTTGCGAAGCAAAATGAAAGGAATCCTAAATATAGCATTAAATATCAATAAACCGTGACAAGTATTATTTGCCCCTTTCTCGTTGCGCTGAAGCATGCAGATTTCTTTTGCCATGTCGATGGTCAGTTGGGCATCCTGAGCCGGACGGCCTCCGTCTGAGGTTTTACTCAAAAATGAGTAAAAGTCCTGCCCCTCGGAAAATCCATATTCGCACATCCGGCGAAACCAATCGTTGTAGCGGGTTTCAATTCCCAAAAACTCATGTAATTCCCGGGCTGATACAGTTGGGCGATCACTGTCGTATATGATTTTGATTAATTCGTTCATATGTACACCTCAATGTGCAGAGTGCCGGAGCTTACCCGGCTATTCGTCCTCTGCGTATTTGAGCGCCGTTTCGGCGGTAACGTTACGGTTACATCATAAAACGATCAAAAACATTTGTATAGCGGCAGAAATCACAAGGTTTTCCATATGCGGATTCTCGAATGTGCATGGTAATCTGCAGATGGAAACTCTACAATGTTTTATAAAGTTTTTGACAACTTTTCTGAATTCGTCATTGTGACGAATTCAATCATAAAAAATTCCTACCGGCGGCAACCGATAGGAAAAATGGAGGTGAAACCTGTGCTGTGCAGAAAATGCGGCAAAGAGATTCCAGAGGGGTCGTCGTTCTGTAATATCTGCGGGGCTTCCCAGAAGCCCCCTCCCCCGCGCCGTCCAAAGCAAAGAGGGAACGGCACAGGGACGGTCATAAAGCTGCCCAATGGAAAATACAAGGCGGTTGTGGTACTGGAGTACTTCCGTAAGGAAAACGGGAAAATGGGCCGTAAACTGGCCACAAAAACATGCGCCCGGAAGTCGGATGCAGTGGCCGCTCTGCCGGAGCTGCGCAGGGAAAAACCGCAAAAGCGGGAGATCACCCTGCAGGAGCTATATGACATATACACCAAGACCACAGATTATATAAGCCTCTCCCATTCTCAGCAGGACAAGCTGGAATACGCCTGGAACCGGCTGAAGCCCTTAGCCCGCCGCGCCATAGACAGCCTAACCGTGGAAGAGATGCAGGATGTCATAGACAGCGCGGTACAGACCTATTATCCCGCCCGGGATATGAAAGTAATGCTCTCTCATCTCTATGAGCTTGCCAAAAAACGGGAATACGTTACCTATAACAAAACGGAAAATCTGGATCTTCCCGCCCTGAAGAAGGCGAAGAAGGACAGCTTCATAGAGGAAGAGATTGCCCTTTTCTGGAAAGATTACCAGGAAGGCAATGCTTTCACGGGTTACATCCTGATCCTGGTATACACGGGCATGCGGTACGGGGAGCTGGCCCGTGTCAAGCTGGAGGATATCTACCCGAAAGAACAGTATATAAGGGGCGGCATCAAATCCGCTGCAGGCCGGGACAGAGTAATTCCATTGGGCTCTAAAATACTTCCGGTGGTGCAAGCCCTTATGCAGGGCAAGCGAAAAAAACTGCTGGAGATGAATGAGGATAACTGGTATAAAGCATATTGGGATACCATAGACCGGCTGAAGCTGAGGCGGTTGAATCCTCATTGCTGCCGTCATACCTGGTTCACAAGAATGGCAGCTGCGGGGGTTCCTCCGGCTCTGATTGCAGAAGCGGGCGGTCATGCAGATATCAATGTGGCATACAAAAATTACATCCATACGCCCACAAAAGAGTTGATAGCCGCAGCCGAAAAAATATAGCTATTACACTTCTACTACACCTTTTTGTAATTTTTTTAGCTTGATTTCTATATTTTTTATTCCCCTGCTAAGGGAGTAGGTCGGGTAACCGGCGCGAGGGTTCAAATCCCTCTTTCTCCGCCAGAACCGCATTGTAAAGCCATTTTTGAGGCCTACGCAATGCGGTTTTCTTTTGTATTCAATATGCTTTAATAGCCTTAAAAATGGGGAAATTATTTTTTACTACACCTTTATTACACCTCGTTTTTTAGCTCTTCCGCATCCATCCGATGTAAGATTTCTTCCAATGCAAGGAGCTTCTGCGTCAGCTCAGTGATCTCGTCATCATGGATATAGACAAGCCTGGTAAGGGTGTCCTGGTCGAGAGGGGTATACTCCTGTTTCATGGTTTCACTTCCTTCCTGTTGTCCGGACGTTCCCCCTCTGGAAAATTTTGCCGTATCCAGCATACAGCAAGGGATCCCTCCGCGCAAGAATCTGTGAAAAATAACCACAAAGAAAAATCCCCTCCCGGAGAAAACCAGGAGGGGACAATCATATACTGCATATTACTCTTTTTTTGCCTGCTTAACAAGCTGGTTGATAAATACAGAGCATCCGGCGCAGAGAACGCCCTGCACAATGGCCGTGAACGCCGCCAGAAGTCCATCCTGCCAACCGGAAAGGGGCGAAGCCGCTAACACATACAAAAGGGATAACACTACCCCGGCACAGCCCAGAGCAGCAGGAATCAGATTATCCGCGAACCATCCGGCTTTTTTTAGGCCCATCCCGACAAAATACAGCACGGGCACCAGCACCAGCAGTTCAGGGGTTATATAATTCATGATCGCTTCCATTTTCATTTCCTCCTATGTCTTTCTGGTATTCCTTGATAAGGAGCTGGTAACGGGCCTTTACAGCGCCGTTGCCGCCCTCTTTGACGTATTCCTCGCCTGCTTTCAGGCGTTCCTCTACGGGCATCTCCTCGCTCATGATCGTGAGGCGCAGGGTGCAGAGATAATCGTTACGCTGGTGACGCTCCACCCTTTCCAGGCGCTGGATGATATCCTTCAGAGGCTTTGACAGCCGCCAGATGGTCCCCGCAAGGGCGATGATCACCGATATGTAACCGCAGAGAGTAGCTATGTCCTCGATCCATCCCATGGGCCCCGCCTCACTCCAGCGTGATCTGCAGTCTGCCGATCCTGCGGCCGTAGCTGCCCGCATAACCGTCCTGGCCGCCTGTGGTCTCGTTATCGTACTGCCAAGGGTAATAATTGCCGCCGGTGGGGGCGACCCGATACTTGGCCCTGCGCACCGTCTGGCCCTTGGGAGTGCTGTAGTATACCTCCACAGCATCCACAGCCTTGCCGTTTCCTGCATACCCGTTGGCGCTGTCGTTGATATCGCAGCCGGTTACGTAGGGGAGCCAGCCGGCACCCAGCACATGCACACGGTATTTCACCGTTCCGGCTGTCACGCGGACGGCTATATCTGTAATGGGGCTGTCCTGGTATCCGGCATAATCCGCAAGGCCCTTGACCTCCGGCAGCCACCCGTGGGCCTGTGTACGCACCCGGTAGTATACAGCGGGCGCGGGAGTAGGAACGGGGGCGGCGGATCCCTGGGCCGGATATACCTGCTTACCGTTGCCGTCATATACCTTGAGGCCCGTGCTCTTGGCAAGCGCAGCGGCGTTATCCAGGCTGGTAAAGGCCCCTTTCTGGGATTCCGCATCCTCCCAGCTCTTCCGCACCCGGTAGATGCTGCCGGAGGGAGCAGGGGAAGCGGAAGAGGAGCTTCCCAGCAGTGCAAGGACTTCCCCCTTGAATCTCAGCCAGTCGTCCGGATGCTCCACAAACCATTTGTGGCAGTTCTTTTCCACTATATCATGATGCAGATAGAGCTTGTCCGTGCTCATGCTGTGACGGCTCAAAAAATCAGCGCAGAATTCAGCCAGGGCCCTTCTCTGCACGGCGGACGGTTCGCAGTCCTCGATGGAGGGGACGCAGCACTCGATCCCCACCAGATACCCGTTGGGGTTCTCAGAGCCGCAGATTTCCCTTTTTTTGGCAGTGTAGAGGGCTTCGGAAGCGCCCACGTGCCAGGCTTCCTCGTTTTCCGGCAGGCATCGGATGATCTCTCCCGTGTCGTAATCGATGCAGTACTGATACGACGCTTCCCGTGCGCTGTTCTGCAGGGCGTTCCTGAGCTGGCGGGCGCTCCTGCAGCTGCAGCCCACATAGTGCACCACCAGGCCCCGGGTTTCCTTCAGGGCCCTGTATGGCCGTACCGTCTTGTTGCTCACAAGCATTTCCGTGATTTTCATATGTACCATCCTTTCCAATTTTTTATACTTTCGTCACGTTCACTTTCCCCCAGAATCCCTCCGTGCCTGCACCGGCGCAATAATGAAACAGCGAGTTAGCAGGGTTGCTGCTGACCATATGCGCCCATCCGGCCTTGTAGTTTGCGCTTCCTTTCAACAGCTCGTACTGGCAGTACTCACAGGGAGCGTCCGAGAAATTGGCGTCTGGGTTGCCTATGACCTTGATGTGAGAATAATTGGGCATCGCTTCCAAAAAATCAAAAGTGGACATGCCGGCGCGCCAAAAAGAAAAGGAACTCAGGTACCCATAGCTTGCATGTACGCTCTCATAAGCGGATTCCGAAAGCAGTTCTCCCATCCCCAGATTCGAGCGGGCGTTGACCGGATCGCTGGCTCCCGTGCCGCCCTGAGCCACACTCAGCTTAAAGCCTGCAGCGTGGGACTGCATAAGGTTCCCCTCTGCGTCCAGGGTGGCGAGGCCGTTTGCAGCCCCCTTTTCCTCCGCCGGGAGGGCACCCACATCGGAGGCATTCAGCGTAATATCTGCCGACAGGGGTTTCCCGTTGACGGTGCGCTCAGTGGGGACGGCCCCCACGTCGGAGGCGTCGGGCATCTGGGCCAGCTTTCCCTCGGGAGTCAGAACTGCCAGACCTCCCGGCTGGCCCTTGGAAGCCTCCAGAGCCTTTTCCCGGGCGTTCAAACCGTCAAGATATGCCTGCGTATCCGTCCATGCTGCCTCGCCGTCCGGCGCGGAGGAAGGGATATCCTCCGCCTGCAGCGTTACGTCTCCCGTTTGGGAGTTCACGCTGTCGACGCTCCCCACCTCTCCCTTTTCTCCCCGGGGGATGGTAAACCGCAGAAGAAGATCGGAAGCAGTGCCGATATTCTCCACCAGCGCCTCTGTCCCGGGGGCGCCGGTTACGGTTTCGGCCACCGCTAGAGATACGCTTGCATCTATCCCGCTGTCCACATACGAGCCGCTTTCTTCATCCCAGACCCACCAGTTTTCCCCCTGGATATACGGCGGCTTTGTGGCCACATGCTGTGCCTCCTGGGCTTTTGCTTCAGCGGTCTGTGCGCTTTCCGCTGCGTTTTGGGCATATGTTTCGGCTTTTTCCGCTTCCTCCTGAGCCGCTGCTTTTGCGTACTCTGCAAGGAGCTCTCCGGTCACGCGCCGGGCCTCTCCCAATTGTTCCGTGACCATCAGAGATTCAGAATCCAGCTCCGTAGCTTCCGGCAAGCTGCCTATGGTTTTATCCGCCATGTTTTTCCTCCTTCATATCGTCTATCTTTTGCTCCAGCTCCTGTACGGCTTTCCACAGAAGCGCGGTCATCCCGTACAGATCCACTGCTTTGGTATCCCCGTCGGAGCGGATGCATTCCGGGGCCTCGTCGTACATGATGCCTACGCGCTTCTGGTTTTCCCCCTCCAGGTTATACTCATAGGTTTTCGCCCTATGCACCATATCCAGCGCAGAGGCTCCAACGGCTTTGACATTCTCCTTCTTCTCCCGGTCCGACGTGACCTTGACGCCGTTGGTGTACAGATCCCCGAAACGGGCGGAACCATCGTGCTCTATGGACGCTCTGGAGTATCCTCCGGTTTCAAACTGGATCTTTCCATTGGTAGAGCGTAAAGATGTTACGCTATCGTCTCCGCCCAAAATATAATTTCCGTTTTTGATACGTAAGGCTGTAGAACTGTTATTAGCTATCAATACGGCGGTTCCCGCCAGATTAACGCTTACTTCAGATGACGATCCGTATAAAATATTTTTCTCATCGAATCGAACAGTTGTGGATGTGTTGTTAGCATTTAGTATGGTCTTTCCATTCCTGCTGATCTGTGTAAGGGAGGAGGAACCATACAGAATATTTTTTCCTTTATATCTCAAGACCGTAGTATCAGAACCTGATATAAGTACGGCTTGCCCGTTGCAGTTCAAATTCAATAAATCGTCCCATGCGCCTAAAACGACTTTATCGTTGAAGCGGAGGGTTGTAGCCGTATTATCAGCAACCAAAATCGCCTCAGATCCGCTGCGCTTCCCTCTCCAAATCTCAACCGTCCCTTCTCCGGTTGTACTGTTCCCAGTCATATAGATGGAGTTGTTTCCTCCGGGGTTGGTAGATACAGCCTGTGACCGAATTGTCAGATTGCCTCCTGACGACAACTCTGCGTCATTGGATAAGGTATAATCTCCTCGCTCGCGGTCAATAGCAAGTGTCATACCACCGCCACCGCCGGATGTAGTAGATACATCGAGGCCTTCATAGGTTCCGCCTCCTATATAAGTTCCAAGGCCGATCCTGGCCGTGGTGGTGCTCCCATCTTCCACGCCGCGGAGTATAGAAGCCGCAAGCTCGCCCTTCCCGCCGTTGGCGTCCAGGTCGAAATACACGTTTCCAAGCTGGGATTCGATCCGTCCCGTTTTGATCAAATTGGCCCACAGTTCTCCTGTGAGGATCATGCTGGCGTTGATCTTTCCGTCCATGGTAAGGGCCACATTGGGAGTGCTGTTGATCCCGTCGGAGTAATGCCCGATGCCGCCAAGGGTAGCCCTCCAGATGTTTTTCGCGGTCTCCATGCTGTCCGTATCCATGAGAGCCCAGCCGTTAGGCTTCCCGTCTTCTGGGTTCATGGTGACGATATAATTTCCGCCAAGCTGTCCGGTGATCAGCTTTCCCGATTCCTCCATGGCTTCCTCTATATCGTCTTTTAGGGCTTTGTTGTTCTCTTCGGCCCACTGCTTTACAGATTCGATGCGCCGGTTGAATTCCTGGGTGGAGGGGCCCACCACCGGATATTCGTCCTGCAGCTCCGATTCCCCCGGAGCTGAAAGGGTCGGGTAGCCGTTTCCGCTGTCGTCTATCTGAGCGATAACGGAGTAGAGCCCGCCTGCAGTGACGCCGTCCCCGAGCTCTGCGGCCGGGTCGATAGCAGCCGATTCTGCGCTGTATGTCTGATACCGGTATCCGCCGGCTTTTTCCAGAACGGCCTCTGCCATGGCCTGAGTGGCGAAGGGGCATTCTGCCTGAAGCTCCATGCCCGAATCGTCCCCGGCGGTCACGCTTGTATCGCCGTCTATGACCAGTGTGACCCTCGAAATCGCATGGAACCGTCCGTTGTCGCTGAAGCCTGTAAGGTCCTGCCCCACATAGTGCTTATCCCACAAGGATCCGGTCACCTCCAAACGTTATGGCGTCGCCGCGTTCATCGATCAGAAAATAGCTTTCTTCCGGGGCAGAGAGCAATGGGACCAGCAGAAGTTTCCCTCCGTCTGAGATGATCCAGTTGCCGCCGTGGGCCGCCCCGATCCATTGGAATATCTGGCGGAATGTGCAGTTTTCCCCAGGATGCTCCATGGTATAGGCGGGGTCGAGGGATGTTCTCGGGTCGATTTCGATATCCATGGACTCCGCCAGCAATTCCGCCGCGTCCTTCATGGCCATGGGGAACGAAAGGGCGGAATCCGGCTTCCACACCGTTTCCGCCTTTCGCATGGCGTCGAAGGCTTCTATATTCCACAGCCCGTCCTCCATGGAACGGCGGCTTGTGAAAAAAATCCCTTTGGGGATCCACTCACTGGCCTGATCGCCGTTTACAAGCCTTACATACCGTTTGATGACCGCCCCAAAGGGGATATTTTCCGCATACAGGGAAAGGGACAGCTTCGCGGTGGCCGCATTCCCTATGCCGAGCTCGTCATAAAGGCTGTTTTCCACACTGTGGGACACCTCCGATTCCGGGCCGTACCATGTGCCGGCGATGTCGAAGGCGTATTCCCGGGACGTGTTCTCCATCCTCCACAGCGTTTTCCAAAGTTCGCTCGTTTCCTGCGCCATATCTACACCTCGATCAAGTTAAAAGAGGCCCCGTTCCATTCCCCGTCCCCAAAGGACGCGTCCTGCAGGGTGCAGGAAAAAGAAGAGGAATAAAAGGTCCTTGTCTGCCTGCCGTGAAGATCCAGATAGGCGGCAGAGAAGGTGGGGGCGCTCAGATCTGTATCCAGCTGGGCCAGCTGGGCGCGGGTCATATGCATAAGGGTATAGGATAGCTTGCGCTTCGCAGCCACCTTGTCCCGCCTCATTTTGCCGTCCTTCGTGCGGCCCGCGTTTTCGCCGTCCAGATCCTCCCGGCTCCAGCCGTACCCTGCGCGCTCGATATAGGGGGAATAGTCGTGCCCGTTTATTACCAATATCTCCATATGGAAAGAGCCTCCTTATCAATACAAAAGGACGGACCGGCCCGCCGCGACCGTCATATCGTTGATCCCGTCCTTTGCGATCTCCGCTAGAACTTTCTGCTTGACGTACATCTTCTGCCTTGCTCTGGTGGCCTCAAGGATAGACTGCAGCAGCTGCACGACCTCGTTGTTTCCCGATTCCTCCCGGATCAGCTGGCGCAGCAGCCCTTCCGGAGCTTCGATGTTGTTGCCCCGCCGCTGGTCGCCCAGTACTGCCAAAAACTCCCGGTTCGGCGGAATGACGGCTCCCTGGGCCAGATAGGGGATTTTGCCGATTTTCCCTATACTAAAGCCGATATGCGCGCCGCCCAGCCAGTCCGGCATGTCGAAGGATATGCTGTTGATGCCGTCGATGATCCAGTTGATGGCGTCGATCGCGCCGTTTATAAGGCCGATAATGGCGTTGATGGGCGCTTTTGCAATGGCGATCAGGCCGTCCCAAATGCCCTGGAAAATGCTTTTCACGCCTTCCCAGGCCCGTTCCCAGTCCCCGCTGAAAACGCCTGCGATGAAATCGATCAGGCCGCCGAAAATCTCGTCAAACGCGCCGAAGATATCCGAAAGAAAGCCGTGCGTAGAATCATCGAGCCAGTTCCAGGCGGTAGTTACTGCGTTTGTGATTTGCCCTAACACCTCTTTGATTTTCTCCACGATCGTATTCCAATTAACAGACGCTGTAGTTACGAGACCGATAGCGCCGGCCGCCATCAGAGCGATGCCGAGAGGGATCCCTGCCCCGGAAAAACAGAGGATCGCTCCCAGCGCTAAAAGAGCCCCGCTGACAATGGCGACGACTGTTCCGATAGGGCCTTTTAAAGCGTTCTCTATAGTATCCCAGTTCACAGCCGCTTCCGTTGCCAAAACAGCGGCCCCAGCCGCCAGAAGGCCGATCCCAAGGGCCAGACCGCCGCCGGAAAAAGTCAGGATAGCGCCTAACACAAGCAGGGCCGCTCCTACGATGACGGCGATCGTATCGATATTCTCCTGTACAAATGCAACTATGGTATCCCAGTTAACGGACGCTATAGTCGCAAGACCGATAGCGCCGAAAGCCATCAAACCGATTCCAAGGCCGATATTGGCCCCGGAAAAGCAGAGGATCGCTCCAATGACCAAAGCTGCCGCGCTCAAAATTCCAACCAAAATTCCCAGCGGTCCCTGAAGCATAGCGGCAATTTCATTCCAGTTGGTGCTAACCGCGTCCCAAATAGCCAAAGCGCCAAGCACCATAAGACCGATGCCCAACAGGATATGAGCTCCGGAGAAGGTCAGGATAGCGCCTAAAGCAAGAAGCGCAGCGCCGGTGAACAATTCAACGATCCCAGTAAGAGAATCGTTAATAGGGCCTGTAAAATCCGGCGCTGTCCCTCCGGCGGAAACGCCGCCCCCCGCGCCGCCGGAAGGCTGGTCTCCCGAAAGCTGATTGATCTCGTCAAAGCCCGCCAGCGATTTTCCCGCCTTTTTAGCCGCGCCGGACACGTCTTCGATGGCGTTGCTCTCATTGTACAGGTTTTCCGCGGCCTCCGCCGACTGCTCCACCGTAGTCCCGAAAAGGGAGGATACGATCTGCGCCGCTATGGACACAATGCGGGTGAGCACGTTTACAAGCGTGGTGAAGGCCGGGATAAGGACGTTTACAAGGGGCTGGGCCAATGTAAGAAGGGACCCCCGAAGGCGGGCCATAGCGGCCGATGCCTCGTCGTTGGTCTGGATGACCCTTCCCATCCATTCCCGGAATTTCGCCAAGCCCTGGGAGACTACCGTAAATACAAGGGCGCTGGTAACGACGCCTTTCAGGCGCGTGGCAAACCCCTCCGCGCTCTTTTTGGCCCGTTCCATGGCGGCCCCCATTTTAGACGCCGAGCCGCTGACGGAATCGCCCGCCGGGGCTGCCATTGCCATCTTTTTTTGCAGCCCCCCCGCCTGGGTCTTGGCTTCCTCCAATTTCAGATTCGCGTCCGCTATCTGCCGGTCATACGCCTCCAGCTTTTGATTCGCCTTGTCCCATTCCTTCCGGATTGCCTCTACTTTGCTTTCCTGTTCCTTCAGGTTCCTTTCCACTTCGTCCTTATTAGCGGATGCCGCGATGTAGTCCTCGGCGGAAGAGCCTGGCTTCATCGCCTCGTTTATAAAATACTGCTCATCCTGTAAATAGGCTAAATTCTTTTTTGCCTCTTCCAGCCTTGCGTTTACGGCGTTCAGGTTTTCTTCCAGCGGAAGCCTTCCGGACGTTTTAGAACGAAGCTGGCCTTCCAGGGACTGGATCTGCCTGTTGAGCCTGTTGAGCTCCGTTTGAGCGTTTTTACTGTCGATTTTCGTGTCGATCACGATAGAAGCGTCTGCAGCCAAAAGGATCACCCCCTGATTTTTCTGTGATTTTTATTGACTGGAATTTCAAAATATAGTATAGTTGAGGCATTAAGGAGGGAAAATCTATGAAAAAGCTGGTCACCTGTAAAACATGCGGTGCAACAATTGCAAAGACCGCAAGAACCTGCCCCTCGTGCGGGGCAAAACAGCACCAAGGAGCATACATAGCCATCGGTGTTATTACAGCGGTGGTGATAATCGCCGTAATCGGCATACTTTTTGGGGAAAAGGATACGAAGCCCACGCTGGTGGAAAAGGAACCGTCGGCCTCCAGTGTGCAGAATTCCGAAAGTAAAGCCGAACCGCAGGCAGAAACCCCTTCCGTATTCGGAGTGGGGGAAACCGCCAATTTGAACGATATCCATGTCACCCTTACCAGTGTCTCGCAGGGGAACGGCAAAGAATATATGCGGCCCGAAGACGGGAACGTATTCATTTTCTGCGAATTCGAGATAGAGAACCACTCTGACCGGGATATTGCCGTCAGCTCCCTGGTTTCCTTTGAAGGATATGTGGACGAGTATTCCACCAACCTGAGTGTTACCGCCATGCTTGCCAGCGGCAAAGGCCAGTTGGATGGCACCGTAGCCGCAGGTAAAAAGATGACGGGCGTTGTCGGTTACGAAGCGGATGCGGGATGGAAGACCGTTGAGGTCCGCTTTACGCCCGATTTTTGGTCAGGAAAAGACATTACGTTCGCTTATTCCAAATAAAACTTCCCTCGCTGCCTCCTATAGGGAGCAGCGGGGGCTGTTTTTTATTCTGTCATATGGTTCGGGCAGATCGAAGGAAATAAGAAAACCACGCCCTGAAAAGAACGTGGTTTTTTGTCCCGCTATATGGGGCGGGTGGATTGAAATAACGATAAGGCGAGAAGCAGCAGCAAAGAGGTAGTCCCACCCCACGTGGGTGGGTGGATTGAAATGAAAGTATTACGCAGTTTTCAAGCACAATAGTCTAAAGGTTTCCCGTCCTTTTGGAGTGATAAGGGTTTGTGTCCCGCTCCAGCTGGTTTTTTCGTTGAAGCACTCCTTCACTTCAAAAAGGCCGTTGTTTTTCTCTGCATAGGGCATGAGTTTCCCTTTCTTGTCTCGATAGATGTATTTTTTATCTATCAGGAACCGGATGAAATCCTTTTCTTTGATTTCAAGCTGCTTAGCCGTTTCCCGAAAACTGGTGAGAAGGTTGCGGTCAACAAGTTCGTCGAAATACTCCGCCTTCGGCTGCATGATGGTATTCTGCACAGTTAGGGCAGAATTGGCGGCTTCCAGCGCCTTCCGCTTGTCCTGCTCTTCCTTCAGAGCCGTGGCGATCTTGATGATGGTATCCGGATTCAGAATAGCCTGTTCAAGCGTCTCCGGGGTCATATAGGTTCCATGTTTGCGGATGGTGGGGAGAACCTCGGAAGTAACCCAGTCTGTGAACTTCTCCGCCGTGGGCAGCTTGGAACTGAACACCAGCCGATAGAGATCGGATTCCGGGATGAAGGACATCTCCTGTGTTCCACTCTTAGTGGGGGTATAACATTTCGTTACACCCTTGCAATGATCGGATAGCGCCTTACTGGGGTTTGTGTACCCGAGCGCCTTTGCAACATCCGAACCGCAGAACAGCACCTTGCCGTTCTCTTCAATGGTGCGAACCTCCCCGAACTCGGGATTATTGAAAATCATCAGTTCGTTCATGCTGTTACCTCCTTCATTCCATCCTCTACTCCCAGCAAATACGTCCGATATAGCGTGGCCGCCATTATGCCGGAAAGAACATCGTCTTTATTTCTTTCAGAATCGGCCACAATCTGCTTTGCGTCACCCCACATCCTCATGCTTTTTTCCAGGACCTCATGAAAGGACCTCCCTTTTGTAACTGCGCCCAGCGGAACACCGTGAAGTTCGTTCATGCTGCACATTCCTTTCTCAAACCGTCTCTGATTAACTCCACATTGTGATAGGATGCCACTGCAAGAAAACCTGTGAGCGTCAAATAGCGGAGCGCCCAATCCCCAATGCCGAAGCTGTTGCTCCCGTCAGTCCCCTTTTCCGCGTATTCCACCGCCCGGATCCCAAATAATTCAGCGCACCGGGCTTCCGGAACTGCGTTTCCCTTGCCTATCAATATGGATTCATCGCGGAACATATCCAGCACCTGTTCTTTTGTAAGTAAATGCATAATAAAAAGTACCTCCTTCAAAATGGTTGAAGTGGTACTCTACCTGTGATATAATAGATTTCACAGGTAGAAATACCTCGTCAATAAGTGTTTCGCTCAATCTTTGGTCGGAGGGGGCGAAACGCTTATTTTTTTTCTAGTTCTGATTTTACCAAATCTATACCCTTCTGAATCACCTCTGTTTTACTGGTTTTAAGTTTTTCTGCGCAATATTCCAATTTTTTGGCTGTTTCTTCGGTCATTCTGATTTCGAAGCGTAAGCGTTTGGATTTATCAGACTTCGGTCTTGGGGACACTGTATGCACCTCCATTCTTGTCCGTACACTTATATTATAATTGTACGGACAAGAAAGTCAAGAGGTTTCCCAAAAAAATTTTTATGCTGAGATTTTGAGCGCTGGGAGATACGCAAAGCGCATAATCTGCTCCCCATTGGACTTGCAGATTTGGTAGATTTCTTTGTAGTGCGTTCCCTTTCGCATTTCTTCGTCCACCGTGTGAAGAATCATATCCTCCAGGAACGCGATCACGGAAATGGTTTTGAATGGAACGCTATCCCGTTGGCCTTTTTCGATTCCTACGAGATTATTGACCAGCTTGGAATAAATGGTGTAGACGCTTTTTCTCATATTGCGGCTTCCTTGTGCCTCCGCATACTCAACCAGATTAGCCAGGGTATCGGTTTCGGCCCTCCGAACAAGTTTTCCTTGCTTGCGGGTCATAAGCCACTCGGAGGACTTGCGCTCAGTAATGAACGCTTCCATTTGGTTAAAGGCGCTGATATATTTTAATTTCCATTCCAACGCAGCTTCCCCGGTAAATCCCATAACTAAAAGGGAAAATCCATCACGGGTGCACAGATATTCCGGGTAGTGCTCCCAATTTTGGCTGTCAACATAATCAGCGCGGATGAAATACTTGGCGGGGGTTTCCTCATTTTTGAGGAGACCCGCCTTTAACGTTGCGATTGACCTAAGCAGATTGTCATGCCGCTTGTTAAAGCGTTCTGCAATCACTCGACTGCTGACAACCGCCTGTTCCTTACGCTCAAAAATCATAAGTTCGTTTTTCATAAAAATTCTCCTTATAAATAAATTATGTATAGTTGTGGAGTACGAACTACACAGTTTTCCGCTATCTCGACATGAAGTTTTCAAGATGCAAATTTGCTCATCAGCCGCCCGTCCACTGCTTCAGAAGCTCCTCTTCGGCCTCTGTATACCGGGCTTTGATGTCCACCAAGTCCCGGTTCCTGCGGTAAAACTCCTGGTCCGAAGCGTCCAGCTTTTTTCCCCGGGCTTTTTTGCTGCGGATCCCCACGACCTGGGCGAAAAGGCAGTCGCCGATTTCCATATAAGCAGATAGGAACGTCCACCAGTGAAGACCGCCGGTATTCGTTTCGGGGTCGTATTCTACGGCACGGATCTCATAGCCAAGCACCCGGTTGATGGGGGCGGCGATATAGGGGAAATCCTGCTCCCAGGCCACCAGGCGGGGCTTTTTTTTGGAGGAATCTTCGTATTTCCCGCCGTTTATGAACCAAAAGCATTCCCGGATCGCCGCCTCATAATCCTCAACGGCGTCGAAATCCACATAAAACATCTGGAGCACGGCAAGAGCCCGCTCCTGATCGGTCAGCTCCGGGTCGTTCATGGCCTCGAAGATATCGAGAATCACCCGGTAATCGTAGCGGATCGGGAAATCCCGCCCGCCTATCACAACGCTTTTGGGAAGAGCGTAGCTCATGCCGCGCCTCCTTTCTTACCGTTTTTGGAATTTCTGATACTTGTCCGTGTATTTCTTGATCCTCGTGTTCGTTGTGCGCTGTTCTCTGGCATAGGCCGTATCCACCTCGTCCATAACGGCAAGCATCAGGTTGCACCAGACGGGGAGGCCGTTGGCGATGGCGTATACGTTCATATCTCCAAATAGAGCTTCGCTGACAGGGCTGCCGAATACCGCATCCAGGATCCCGCGCATTTCCGCATCCCGCTCCCGGGCGAAATCAAAGATTTCTTTTTTTCCCTGCAGCTTTTCCACTGCCGCCTTATAGCCCTCCTGCCTTTTATCCAGTTCTTCAAAGGCTCTGTAGAGCTTTTCTACAAAAGCGCTGTCTGTGGGGTTGAACGATACCTCGCATTTGCCGTTCAGCGAATATGTGACAAGGCCGGAGTCGAAATTCAGTTCTTTCATGGATCATTCCTCCCCGTCCGCCTTAAATGTGACGGTCCCGCCGGAAATAGAAGCCGTTCCCGTCGTGCGGACGCCTCCGTAGGTCACGTCGATGGGCATGCCGATGTTGCCGCCTCCCTCGCCGCCAAGGCCCGAAGGCTTCACCGCGCAGGAAGAATACCGCTCGGCAAAGACCGCCGTCTCGGCGGTGCCCGCATACAGGTGCACGATCAGCATGTCCTGATTGGCAAGGGCCTGGGCGTTCTGTTCCTTGACAGCCAGATTCCAGATCTTTTCCTGGGCCGCGTCGCCAGAATCCAGTTCGCAGGGATCAAAGGTCTGGGTGATGGTGGGCTTTTTCAGGGTGGTGTATGTCTGCCCAAGAATATCCTGCTTGGTTTCCTCGCCCCAGTCCATTTCCTCGGAGCTGTCTTCCACGCGTTTCCCGATGGGACTCCATTCTGGAGACGCCTCTTCTCCGGTGTTCAGATATGCGATCAGCATTTCACGGGCGACGGTCTCGCCCGCGTTGGTGTTAAATGTAATATCCGCCATAGGTTTCATCCTTTCATACGCCGGCCTCGTAGGTCAGCTTCATCAGAATTTGGTAGTCCTCATAGCCGTCCTCATAGGCGGCAAACTTGGAGGACTGCGTTGTTGGCTCCACTCGAAGCGCTCGGATTTCTTCTCCCAAATCAGGGAGATTTTTTCTCGCCCAGTCGCCGAAGTGGTTCAGCATCTCGTCCGCCTCCAGACGCTTGTCGTTGCTGCGCCCGGGGTTGATGCGGTAAATGAGCTTAAACTGATACTCTGCCTGATAACCGCCCAGTATGAACCGTTTCGTGATATAGGTTCCCTGTATAGTAGATAGGGCCATCCCGACTTCATCCCCCTGGCCGGCGGTCAGGAATTCATACTTGATGATGTCCACCGGTTTTTCCGGGAAAGTGTTGGCCCACACCAGCATGGAGCGGGAAATTTTATCCACTTCCGCCGCCGCCGCCAGCATGCGGGGCTTTTCTTTTTTTTCAGAGATCACGCTTCACCGCCTTATCCGCTGTGCGCACCCATTTCTCAAGGTTTTCGGCCTTGCTTGCTTCGAACCAGTGGGACTGGGCCTGTGCATGCATGGCTTTGTTGAATACAAGGTTTTTGTCTGTCAGGACTTTGGTCGTGCCCTTTGGCGCATAGCTGCTGCCGGTCTCCGGGTCGGCCATGAGCTTCCCATAGTAGAGATAACGGGCGTAAGGCCCGGGGTATATCACCTCTGAACCGTCTACCCGCGTCCGTTTATCCAACGATCCGGTCAGAGCAGGCACATACGGCGACGTGTCCTTTCGGATTTGGAGCGCCACAGTATGCTCCGCTTTTGTACACCCCTCGGCCAGCCTGTCCTTGATAGCCTCCAGGCCTTCGGTACGGACGCTGAATTTCAGCATCAGACACCACCAACTTCCCAGTGGGCCATTCCGCCGCCGAAGTCCTTGAAGTCCACCTTTGTGATGCTGTATACATCGTCATAGGCGGCCTCTGTGGTCTGCACAGTCCAATCTGGGTGCACGGCCTCGCCCTTAACAAAAAAGCAGTTACGGCTCACGGAGAGCGTCCACAAAGCGGATTTATCCTCCGCCCGCCAGAACTCGATAGGGCCGATATATCGCTTTTCCACACCGGTCACACCGTCTACTGCCTCAACATTGACCGGTATATAAAGGTTTACCGCGTCCGCACCTTCCAGACCGCTCTTGGTCACATTGGAGCCCTTGGAGGCGTCCAGAAGGACTCCCCGCAGAACAGTGATGTGGTTCACTGTGGTTTCCTCAAAGGTGGAGGGGTCCGTCTCGACGTAGGTGTTATAGACCGTCACGGCATGGGGGAACATGTCCACAGCCGCACCCCCTTCCGCGATAGAGAAGACCCGTTCCAGCCAGATACTGCATCGCCGCTGCGGCGAGGGATGCCTGCGCGGTCTGCGCCGCCGTCGCCGCCTGGACCGCACTTTCGCCTCCGCTCCGGTAGGTCTTGGACCAGCTTCCAACGGTCTGGCTCTGCAGCTCGCCGGATCCTCCTGAAGAGAGAGACGCAGACAAGGCTTTTTGAGCCAATGCCTGGGCCGTGTCGATGGTCTGATACTGTTCAGCGACAGCACAGCAGGCCATTTTCAGCGCGTCCAGTTCGCTGCTGCGGGCCGCCCGGCCCTGCGTGTAGTAGTCCAAAAATGAGCTTGCGCGCAGGGCTAGGCGTGGAAAATCGGCCTCCTTAATGGCTGTCCCCAAGTATGTGTCTTTGTAATACTCATAATCTGCGTAAGCCATTACAGAGCCTTCTTTCAGGTCGATTTTGTGACGGTGACGGTATAGACCTTCTGGGCCGTCCCGTTTTTCACCGTGATGGTCACGGTGTTCGCCCCTTCCGCCCAGGTCGCCGCCGCTCCATTGTTCACGGGCGTTTCGCCGTTGAGGATGGTCACAGCCGCTTTTTCATCCTCCGGCGTGGCGGTAATGGTGTTGGTGGCATTTGTTGTGTTGGCTGTATACTCCGCCGTATCCGGGTCAAACGCCGGAGTGAGTGCCAGCGCGCCAATCGTCAGCCCCGAGAGGCGCGCGCTCATTCCCCCGCCGGCGCGTAAACAGCAAAAGGGAAGGCGCTCTCATTGCCGGCGTTGTAAGCGTTGATGGGGTTGGGGATCTCCCAGCCCAGCCGCATGACGGCACGCAGGGCCACCATGTCGTTCTGCATGAGGTTATAGAGGATGTTTCCGGTGGTGGGGTCCTGCACAACGCCGCTGTCGAAAATCTTGAAGGTCATATCCTGCCGGATAGCGTAGACCAGCTGGCTCCAGTCGCCCACGATGGCGAGGGATTCCTCCGGATCATACGCGCCGTTCACGGGGAAGTACATGCTCATGCCGTCCAGCGCGTAGCGGGTATCGCCCTGCATGTCGGTCTTGAAGATGGGCTGACCGTTCTTGTCCACCAGCCCCCGCAGCTTGGCCCGCATCTGGATAGCAGCCATCACGCCGTTGGGGATATAGCCGCTCTCTTCCACCTTGGCGATCACACCGCCCTCGCCCATGATGTCCTTGAAAATGTCGGCAGTGGCCGTAACGACAGCCCCTGCGGTCTCAGCGGACGGGACCAGCCCCTCACGCCAGGAGGCGGGCTTGTCCGTGCCGTACAGAACGGCGGCGTCGATGACCTTTCCGAAGGCTTCCTGAAGGCGGGGCCGCACTTCGCCCCAGATGTCGTAGTCGCTGTCGCCCAGCACCGCCTCGGGGATGGGCACAATAACCGCGATCTCCTCGGCGTAGATTTTCTTCTTGTCCCACGCCATATTCGTGGTCTTTTTCAGAGACGCCTTGGAGTCGCTTGCTCCAGTGGCCGCCTCGCCGTTCACAAAGTAGGCGGTGGGCAGGGCGTCCAGCACGTTGAGAGTTTGGGTCTTGCTGGTCATGTTGGGCAGTCGGCGGGCCATCCGCAGCACGGCGGACTCCGTTACGGCTCCCTGGATGATCTCTCTGGTCACGGGCTCGGGGATAAGCCCGGAAAGTTTGCTTCTGTCGATAATATCGGCCATATCAAGGCTCCTTTCTTACTTGAGCGCGCCCCGGATCAGGGCGTTCATCACGTCGTTTTCTCCTGTTTTGGGCTTTCCGCCGCCCACAGGAGCGGTCCAGTCAAATGTCGTTTTCTTGCGGCCGGCGGTCAGCTCGTCCACAGCCTGCTCGAAGGTGGTCTTATCGTTCACCATCTTCCCGGCCTTGAAGGCGATAAATTCAGCCTCCTCGCCGGTCAGGCCCTTTTGGGCCAGGTACAGGTCCCGCTTCAGCCGGTCCCGCTCTGCCTCTGCAGCAGTCAGCTTCCCGGCCAGCGTGTCCCGCTCCCCGGTCAGCTTGTCCCAGCGCGTCTTTTCACCGGCCTGTCCGGCCTGCCAGGCGCGGTAGGCGGTCAGTTCTTCCTCGCTGGGCATTCCCTTCATGGCTTTTGCAAGCCGTTTGCCGATCATGGCATCCACTTCTGCCTGGGTGAAGGTCTTTTCAGGCGTGGGCTCCGGCGCAGAGGCCGGGTTAGGAGTAGGATTGTTGATAGGTTCGCTCATAGCAGTTACCTCCGTTTATCAGTCGCCCCGTCGGGCGCCGTTTAAGGCCCGTCGGCCATAGGTTAAAATAAAAGAGCCGTCAAACCGTTACATTCCGTAACCGGTTCAATGGCTCTTAAAATATTTGCTTGCTCCCCGGCTTATACGTCTTAACGCCGGATACATATTCTTCCCAGAAGAGAAAAGGGGCTGCCCAAAGGCAACCCCTTATAGAGTGATTACTTGGCAGGCGTGGCGTTCTCCTGCATCTCTCGGGTTTCCCCTGTCAGTACCATCGGCGTGTGGATGCCACGAAATTGTCCACCTCAAGTAACCTTACTCTATTCTATCTATATACAGTATTCGTTTTATCTGCCAAACGATTTAATCGCCAGCGCCCCGCACAATCTCGATACGCTCGATTTCGTTCTCTGTAAATCCAATCAGCAAACCGTTTTCATTCTCCACATCGAACTCCAGAAACTCATTTCCGTCATCGTCAAAGTCGTAATCATACCCATAGAGCTCCCCAATTGTCATGCGCCCGCTTGTGGAAAAAACTTTAATTTTCTTTCCGAAGTACATCTCAGGATTTTCAATTATCATTTTTTCCACCTCCCCGAAAATGGAACGCCATGAGTGCCGCTTTTACTGTAATGGATTTTGATGCTTCTTGCAATAATTATATCACCATTTCTGTTGATCGTATAGCCGATTTCTTTTCCTGCGTCAATAATTTCTGTGTTTTTCCACTTTGTAAAATCATCTGTAAGATTGATTTTCCCGCTGCCCGCCTTTGCGTTTATGATCGCTTGCAGCTCCTCCATAGAAACTGTTACTACACTTCTGCCCGGCATGGCAGTACCAGCCATATGCCGCGCTTGCTTCTCTGGATTGATTGCCAGCGGATACTCGCCGCTTCGGATCGCCTGTCTGACCGGCGCTTCTGCATCGCGCTGCATTTTGAGTGCCGAGGCGGTTTGTTCAGATTCAATATCCGTATAGGTAACCCTCATCCTTTCCCGCTGCAATGGCAAACCCGCAGCTTTGCTAAAATCTCTGTATTCCTTATTCAACCGCCGGATGCGGGCCGTCGCCGCCTGGTAGTCCTCTTCCAGTCCCGCGGCCTTGTATGCGGTCTGCTCCCGCTTCAGCTTGCGGACGGTCCGCTCAATTTCTCTCTGCTTCTGGGTGGCCTCATAGGCTGTGTAGTGCTTTCCCTCAAAGTCAACGTCGTGGCCGTCGTCTATGTGGGCCAGCTCCTCGTCGGTATAAGTGCGCTCCATCACACCGTCCAAAAAGGCCGTCCTGATATGCCGGCAGTTGGCTCCTTCCAGGCCGTCCACATAGCCAAGGCCACATACCTCGTAGATGCTTGGATACTTGTCTCCGGTCCTTACGGAGTACACACGGCCCTGCCATGCCTTGTGGTTCTGCCAGCCGATCCCGGTATCCCGTGCCCCGATGTGGGCTGACACCTCGTAGTAGGGCGTTTCCAGGTACTCTGCGCTCTGCTCTGTGTATTTGGTGCAGAGCTGAGAGACGCCCGTCATGACCGCCCGACGGGCTGCCACGTCGATATGGTCACGGTGGCCGCTCTCATAGTCAACCATGCGCAGGCCGCTGTCCGCAAGCTGCTTGACGGCACTCTTAATGGCCTGATTGTATGAGACGGCCCCGCTCATCACCTGTATCTCCGCGCTGTCAAGCGCCCACTGATAAGCCCGGGCATAGGGGAGCGTGGTCCGGCCATTGTCCACAAGGAAGCCCATGGAGCGGGTCAGGTTCTGGAAGGTCTGCTTGGTCTGCTCGTAGACAGCCCATGTGTCCTCGATGCTAACCAGCGTTTCCGGCTGTGTCATGCCTGCAAGATCGATGACCTGACTGTAATACTTTCGATTGCGCTCCACAACGTCGTCCAGGAGCTTTTGCAAATCCCTCTGGCTGATGCTCGCCGTGCGCCGGACTGCCTTCTCTATTTCCTCCAGGCTGATGCCGTGGGAGCGCAGCGCCCGGATGTCCTGCACCGTCGCCTCGTTCAGTTCCCCGGACAGCTTCAGCCGGGAGCATATCTCTTCAAGGAGCGTCGCTTCCAGACTGCGGTACAGCTCGGCCAGCTCTTCCGGGAGGGCGTCGAGAAGCTCCGGGGTAAAAGGATATTTCAGACCGCCCTCACCGCCTTTCCAAAATAAAAATGCCGCAAGATACATTTCTGTACCTTACGGCATAGCAAGCGCCCGGATTTGCACCGAAGACCTCTTTTGCAAGCGTACTCCTCTTATACTACGGCTTGTTGTACCAATCATACCATATTTTTTTGATGCCCTCAACCATTTTCTTTTCTTCAGTTGTCAGATATGCATACCCTTTTGTACTGTCGTTTTCGTTATGTTCATATCCATGATGCGTGTGGGGCAAAACGCCCTTATGTGGTCGGTCAAGATCGATCTGCTTAAACCGTTTGTTTGTTGTATCATAGTATGAGATGAACTTGGGATCATGATTTGAGTCGATAGTAACATACACGCGCCCCCGCGTCATAGTTTCCATCGGTGCTGTCGTAGCGCCAACATTTGGCCTCACAAATTTAATATTTCCATTTTGGTAGAGCGTTGTATATTCGCTCCCATACGGCTTCCCTTTTGCGCTGATGCCGCCGCTCGCGCCTCTTCCGCCCGTTTCCGCTCCCGCCTTTCCTTGATGCTGTCCTGATGCGGCTTCACCCGTATGACGTTCCAGTCGCATTCCTCCGGAACATAACCGCAAAAGATCACCCATGCCGGCTCCAGCCGTTTCATCATTTCTTCGTACCCGCGAAGAAACAACCGTTTACTTTCCTTGTCCCGCTGCGTCCCCACGCTGGAAACTGCAACGATCCCGCCGGCAGGCTCGCCGTCAAAGCACCAGTCATAGCTGCTTTCATCGCTCCATGAAATCGTCGGATATACTGTGATGCCGTGCAGCTGCCAATATGCCGCCAGCCAGTGCTTGCGGTAGTGGTTGTATATCTGCATGGCGGGAGGCATATCCGTGTATGCGGAGAAATCAGGCGAGCATACGCCCGCAAATCGGGACAGCTTCTGAACGTAATCATCCGGCCTGTTCCAGTAGCGGGCGAATTGGTAATCGTCCACAAAACAGTGCACGATCTTGCTTTCCGGGCTTTTGGCAGACTTTGCATAGTTCATGGGGATGAATTCGCCCTGCGGGTACGCTTTGACCGGCTCGATCTGCGGGATGCCATAGCGTCCAACGCCGGGGAATATGTACCTGTTCAGGTTTTCAAAATTGAGCATATGCTATCTGCTCCTTCTTGGCCGATAGACCAGTTTTCTCCTTCCGCGTTCTCTAAACGGGTTCCCGGTTTCGTAATCGGGGACCTTTGCCCGTTCTTCCCATCTCTTTTTTTTCTATTTCGCGTATTTGTTTTGTTGATAACGGTTTTCCGCCTTTTGAAATCAACGTTTTAAGCAGACTTTTGCCATCACCCGGCATAAACTCAAGTGTTTGGCTGTTTTGTAATCTGCCGTTTCGCAAATAATACGATTTTTGTTTTCCGGCAATATTTATACTGTCACCAGTGTACGTACTGCCAGAGCTCCCACGACCTCCCATTACTCAATTTCCTCCTCTTTTTCCGTGGTCATATCCTCCATCTTCGGCAGCATCTTCTTGGCTGTGGCCTCATCCTCGTTCATCCACTTAGACCGAAACTCCCAGTCGTTCATAATGCCGGCGTTCAACAGCTGCATATCTCGGGCGAAATCAGATTGCTTGTCCTCGATGATGGAGTCATCAAAGTCAATAGAGATTTCTACATCTTCATTCAGGCCAGCGTTCATGGCCGTATTGCCCAGGCGGAGGATAATGCGGCATAGCTCAATCAACACCTGCTCCAGAATAATTTCATGCTTTTTGATGGTACGGAACATTGTGCTGTTTTCACTGATGACCTGGGTTGCCGTGGCCACGCTACCCTGGTCGAATCTGTAATGATTCTCTCCAAAGCCGCATTTGCCGGAAAGCAGATTCAGCTGATCCTGAATGCCGGTATTGTGTTCCGAAGTCCGCAGAGTCATATCAATCGGCGTGATAACAGCCCCACCGTTGCCCGAATCCTCCGGCAGCACGTAGAATACAAGATCATCGCTGTCGAAGGCAGGTTCGCCGTCCAGATATTCCATGGCCGACGGCTTGACCATGATGCGCTTTTTCCCGAGGACAAACTCATTGACATAACTGTCATAAGCCACGTCCACGCCCTTGAGAACGTCTATGGCATTGGCAAACACAGAGATACCCAGTGGGATGTTATCGTCGTAGTTGTTGGCGATATTGGGCCGGTCTATCACAAATTGTCTCTGGCCGGAGCCGGTATGCACCACAGGCGGGACCCGCTCAAAGCCGGGCACCTCCGCCAGCGCTGCCTCTGCATCCACATTTCCGCTGCGGTAATGATAGATGCGGTTCTCGATGTCATACAGCCCGTTTACCCTGTGATGGATTTGTAAGTAGCAGTATTGCTCTCCGTTTACGGTCACGATGCTGGAGAAGGCGCACTCGGTAATGACGCCGTTCTGCCACGCCAGCGGCCAGATATGTTCTACCGTCACATAGTCCATCACGATGCCGCCCGCGCTGCCGGGAACAGGACCGGCTTTGGTCGTCTCCATCCCCACCACCCGGGGGATGACCGCCGCCGTCCCAAGGGCGAAGGCGTTTTCCTGCATTTCATTTGCCTTTACCAGGAAATTGTTTTCGGCGAACACACGGCTGACGAAGTCTTGCTCCCGCTGGCCTTCAAGCGTGATCTTGACCTTTTCGTTCATGAGCAGGTTCGCCCAGTCCTCCGGTATCTTCTTGCCCATGTTGAGGGTGTACCGCTTGCAGTGTACTGTCCCGGCTCCGTTGCGGACCTTGTACCGATGGAAGCCTTTCACATCTCCTGCATACCAGCTTTTCCACTCCTGCACTTTGCGGTAAAAGTCCTCGCTGACGGTGGAAAAACCAAGCTGTTTCAGTTTTTCAGTAATGTTCATGCTGTTATCCCAACACCAACTTCCAGAAAAATAGTTTTATTCAAAAACAAAGTGCAGCAATAAGTGTCATCAGTGCAACTATCTTAATAACGTTTTTCCATCCCATCATGCTATTACTCCCATCCTGCGGAAGACCCGCTCCAAGGCGTACCGTGCGGCGTCGATCAGGTGGTTGTTCTCGTCAGGGTAGCCGCTGATGATCTCTCCATCCTTATTGCGCTCATACTCATAGTTGACAAACTCGTTATAAGCGTGTGGCGTCCTCCGGCGGTCAATGACGATCTTCCGCCTCTGGAGCCACTTCATGCCATACTCCACACTTCCGGGTCCCTTGATGGCCTCTTTGGCAGGGAGCCCCATCGCCCGGTAGTCCGCCGATGATTTAGGCTCTGCGCTGTCACAGGTAATGTAAGCGTCCCTGTACCCTTTGGAAAGGATCAACTTCGCGCTCGCCTCGTTGGTCAGCTTATTTTGACATATCTCGTCTATTAGGTATATTGTCTCCCTGGCGCGGTCATAGTGGAGGCGGATAAAGGCGAAGGGGTCGGGAAACCAGCCCCAGTCTACGCCTTGGTAGATGTGGTCAAAGGAGGCAAGCTCCTGATCCGTGATTTCCCGCAGTTCCAGATTTTCGAATACATTCCCGCCGGTGCCGACGGCCTCGCCCAGGTATTCATGGCGGTATGCCCGCTCGTCTGTGGCTTCCAGGTGCTCGGCCTCCGCCAGGAACTGCGCCCCCAGCCACTCCGGCGGAGCCTCCAGGTAAGTGCTCTTGTGGCACAGCCTGTCCGCTCTTTCCTCCAGGCTGTCCTTGTTCGCCCAGTTGTCCCGGCTGATCGGCGGGTTGTAGCTCTCAAAGTTCCAGAACTTTGATCCGCCGCGCATGGTGGATTGCAGGATGGTCCGAATCTCCGCCCTCCCGGCGAACTGGTCCTTTTCCTCGAAGTGCGTCACGGCGATATAGCCAAATGGTACCTTGATAGACTTTATCTTCATGGGGTCATCAGCGCCCCGGAACATGATCTTCTGTCCAGTCGGCTTATAGATCAGCTCCATGGGTTGGACCTTTGCATCCCAGTATGCCGCCATGCCCAGCTCTCCGATTGCCCAAAGATACTGCGCATACACGCTGTCCCGGATGGTGTTGGCCACCTTTCGCAGCACCAGCGCATGGGTGTTTGGATTGGTCAGCAGGATAAGCGGCACCAGCAGGGACACGCAGGAGGACTTCAGGGAGCCGCGGCCCCCGGACAGGTCGTAGTGGGTATGATCGTGTTGGAATACATCACGGGCCAGCAGATGAAATGCGGGGCCAAGTACAGTAGATAAGCGCACCTCAGACATCGATAATCACCCGCACCTTATCCACGTCTCCTTCGTCCCTGACAAGTGCCCACTTGTCAATCAGCGTCCCGATTGCTGTGGTGATCTGTGAAGGCGTTGCCCCAGCCAGCTTCTCGGGATCGTTCAGGGCATTTAGTCCCTTCCCGATAATCTCGCATACCATCCCTTTCTTGCTCTCCATGTAAGCCAATATATCGGCGGTGTTCTCCTCTTTTTTTTGTTCCAGTTTTTTCTCAATCTCTCCGGCTTCTTCAAGTGCTTTCTTTGCGCTGTCCCACGAAACACCATTTCTCTTGGCAGCGAGATTGACTGACTGGCATTCCAGATAATCAGCCACTATTTTCTTTTTTTGCTTATCCGTCAGCCGTGCAGCCATCAAGGCCCGCCTCCTTGACGCTCCCGCAGATGCTTGGCCGATATGCGCGGGTCAGCGATCTCGCGCTCTAATAGGGCCACACGGGAGGAATGGCTGTCGTCGTGCCTGTGCTCATAGTCTGCCCGGAGCTCTGCGAGACGGGCTTCTAAGGCTGTAATCTGCCTGGTGTATGTATCAATCATCGCGTCGTAGATCATGGATGTATCTTCCTTTCGCCCCCGAGAGATGCTACTAACATTTTTTCGCGTTCAGAGAGTTCCCATGTGGCTGTCTCTTATACACATCTGACGCTGCCGACGAAT